GTCATAAAAGCCTTTCTAAGACATTTAATGGCATTGGTAATAGGTAGGTATCAAGTATAGTCTAAAGTCGGCTAAAAAGACTGTTTAATCCAGTTTAAAAGCCAATGAATTAGCTGGGTATAGACTGTTAAGCCACAAAGCCAGTAAAACAAGGTATAGGGGTTTCTCATAGGTTCTCACAATTGACTAATTTACCATTGTTGCAGTAATAGCAAACCATCATACGACCATCAGGCAAAATCACTATTTGACTAGGACAAGCCATAGCGTTGCCAGATAAGACCATTAAAACGATTGTAATTAAGAATGTTTTAAACATGATTCAAATTCCTCATAAGTTATATTGTGCAACTCAAGTGCATTGCGTATCTTGGTTATTGCCTTGTTTTGTATCTGCCACACCGATTGGTGAGTGATACCTAACTCTGCAGCTATTTCCTCCAATGTCATGCAATTGCCTCCATTGTGGTTAGGTTTACTAAATCCCGCCATAAAGCATAAAGCCCATCATCAGAGACACTATAAAGCCAGTCAGGGTGTTTTGAATGGTTCATTAGTGCGGTGATGTCATCTAATAAGAATTGCCTCGCCTCTGTCATGTTTAAGCCTCTAATAAGTTATAAAGTTTATTCATTATTACGGATGATGGGTTATCGTCCCCATCATCATTCCATTGTGGATATTCATTCAAAGCATCGTAAATCAATTCCATATCGTCTTGACTGAATGTATAGGATTGATTGTTTTTCGTTAGTGTGTAAGTCATTTTAAAACCCTCCCGTAACATAAACATAAACAAGCATCGGCATGGTAAAGCATAGCAAGCCTAGTAAACAACCTTGTAAGAATTTAAGCATGATTAGACACCTTTTAAACTGTTAAGAATTGCCGACCCGTAATGAGTGCCGATAGTGGCTTGCACTTGTTTACCATCAAAATTAGTTACCGAATATCCATACATTGAATCTACCGGTGTCTTACAAGTCCAACCATCAACCCGTAACAAATAACGAGGATTGCCGTTGATACTGCTAGGTAATCGGGACAAAATTTCTAGTTTGCCGGTGTGTTGAGTGATATTTTTCATGGTTAGACCTCAAAAGTGATTGAATCAGAAAAGAAAGGTAAGACAGTGCCTGACCTACGCAACACTACAAACCACGCACCTTTTAATTGAAAGACCCCAAAAGACCTATCTACAAAATTATTGCTAATTGATTCATACGGGTCTTAGTGGTGCGACTGCGCCAGCCACCAGTTTGTAGGGTGATTGAATTACCCTTTTTAGATACGACAGTAGTGCCTCTGTATATTCCTAGAATGATATTGTCATAATGAATTGCGGTTGTTTCTACACCTCTAAAAATGTCAGTTTGGCTCATTTTGTATTTCCTCTAAAGTTAAGATACTGCGTTTGACTAAGACATTCTCTCGAATGTTTCGGCTAATCAAGCCTCATCAGTTAGTCTTTCCAAGCCCACAAGTAATCGCCATAATTTTCCTCAGCTATCTGCAGACATTCCTCAGCAGTTCCCCAAATAACTGTATGCCATTCTCCACAAGTGCCGTGAGGTGTTTTCTTAAAGATGTTTAGTGATTGCATGGTATTGCCTTTCTTATGCGTGATATTGGTCTATCGCTTGTTTTGCTTTTTGTTTCATTGTATCTGTGGCGAAATTACCTTGTTTATTAAAAACCATAAAGATAGCCCCACCAAAAGGATTACTAGGCGCTGACTGCTCCGCAGTATAGCCGTTATCGAATACATAATCCGCCACTAGTTGAGAGCCTTTGGCTTTGACATCGTATTGAGTTACTTTCATTTGTTTTTCCTTGTCTGTTTAACTTACTGAACTACAGACTTAATTTTAGCGATTTGCAAGCATCACAAAATAGGTGTTTACCCTAAGTTTTGCAGGTTTATCACATCGTGGAATATAACTATTAGTAATGATTCCACCAGTCTTTATACTTAGGGTTTACCCTTAGAAAATCGAGTTCTCGGCTCGGCAATACTAAGGTGTCATTTAAGACTAAATCGCCTGTAATCGCTTAAAAACACCCTTAGAATTGATTGGTATATTGTAGCTATGTTATTTGGTATTGTGTCTGTATAGTGTTGTATTAACACCACTGTATAGATAGACAGTATAGGTCAACTGTGTTGTTAGTGTTGACTAATTTAGTCCCACTGTGGTGGTGCATCATCGTCCCCCATACATGACTGCATAGAACTTCAAAGAAACTACCCTCTAACATGACAATATAGGTGTAAGCACTTACTATCATAAACTGTTATGTTGTGTTAATACAACACTGTGGTATAGAAACAACACTGTAAGTTGACATAGGGGCGGGGAGGGGGTAGTGATGTGTTGTTAATATTGTTGGAGCCTCTAAAGTATACAAAAAAGAATAATGAAGATTAGTCCCTAAGTCTATGATATTATTAAAAAAAATAAAGGTAGTTACTTATTATTGGAAACTGCTCACTGCGAAGCAGGTTAGCGGAGACCTGTATTGCTGTCATAGCCCCGCTGTTCTGCGCTGCCGTAGGCGCTGACAATAACCCTATGCTTTACTTGGGTATCTACCATCAAGTCTGTTCAATCAAGTAAAAATGTGATAGAATCGCCTTACAAGTGAACAGCAACGCACACTATAAAGGAATCGGGACAGTCCCCTTCGGGACGACAAGTTATAGCGCACTGTAGCAAGGAGGACGAAAACCAATAGGTAGTCCTCCTCTCCGATAGCGAACTTCTTAATCCCTGTGAACCCGATAGCGTTACTATAGTATATAGGGTGCTGTTTAAAAAATTAAAGATTTGTCTCCTTTTAGGATAAAGACTTCATGTCGGAATTAGAAAAACAATTAACTGTAGTTGATGCACAGTCTTCAGATGATGTGTCTACTGTCGTTAAGAAGCAGCGCCAGAGTAAGGAAAAAAACTTACTCCGACCAAAGATTAAACGACGTGAAGTAGTAAATGGTAAACCGAAGCTCGGTCGTCCAAAGAAGTCAGACATTGAAAAGAAGAAGAAACCCGGTTTAATTGGGAGACCTCCCGGCAGTGGGGATGGTGCTAGGATTGCAGAATTCAAAGCTAGATTACTGGCTACCGCAGGTGATAGTGTTATTACCAAGATTATTCAAACTGCGTTAGAAGATGGACACCCCGCCCAAGGTGCAATGTTAAAGTTCTGTGGCGAGAGGTTATTACCTTTGTCTAGCTTTGAAGCTAAGAGTGGTGGCGGAGCACCCACCATCAGTATCAACATAACAGGCATTAACAGTCCTTCAATAGAAGCGACTGAAGTGATTGAGAATGATTACACTGATGTCACAATAAGAGATATTGATGAGTGAACTAAACTTTGCTCTTCTGAACTGGCAACAACAAGTATTTAAAGACAGTACTCGTTTTAAGGTGATTGCTGCTGGTCGTCGTTGTGGTAAGTCTAGATTATCTGCAGTAACGCTGTTGATTGAGGGTTTGAATTGTCCTGAAGGTTCTAGTGTGATGTATGTTGCACCAACGCTAGGACAAGCTAGAACGATTATGTGGGACCTGCTAATGGATTTAGGTAGACCTGTTATTAAGTCTGCTCACATTAACAACTTAGAGATTACTTTGGTTAACGGTAGGAAAATCCTCATTAGAGGTGCTGATAACCAAGACTCTTTGCGTGGTGTGTCTTTGTCGTATTTGGTAATGGACGAGGTTGCGTTTATTAAAGCAGAGATTTGGGAACGAGTGCTTCGTGCTGCTTTGTCAGATAAAAAAGGTAGAGCAATGTTTATTTCTACCCCTTCTGGTCGTAACCACTTCTATGAGTGGTATCAGTTAGGACAAAGTGGAGTAGATGAGGATTGGAAGTCTTGGCACTTTACCACTGCAGATAACGAGACGATTGACCCTAAAGAGATTGAAGCAGCTAAGAGGACATTAAGTTCTTTTGCATTTAACCAAGAATATTTGTCTTCCTTTAACAACGCTGGCTCTGGTTTGTTTAAAGAAGAATGGATTAAGTTTGGTGAAGAACCTAAAGATGGTTCATGGTATATCGCAGTAGACTGCGCTGGTTTTGAAGAACTAGGTAAAAAACAAACAAATAAACGCTTAGACAAAACTGCTATAGCGTGTGTGAAAGTTGATAATCAGAATGTATGGTATGTGGATAAAATTGAGTCAGGTCGCTGGTCTACTGAAGACACTGCACTTAGAATACTCAAGAACATACAAGAGTATCAGCCGCTGGCAGTAGGTATTGAGCGTGGTATCGCTAAACAAGCGATTATGAATCCTTTGATGGATGCGATGCGTAGAATGAACTGTTACGCTCACATTGAAGAATTAACGCATGGTAATAAGAAAAAGGTTGATAGGGTTACTTGGGCGCTACAGGGTAACTTTGAGCATGGTAGGATTGTCTTGAACGATGAAGGTGACTTTGACTTGTTTGTTGATGAACTCTTAATGTTCCCAACTCAAGGTGTTCACGACGATACTGTCGATGCCCTAGCGTACATAGAACAATTAGTTCGTCCCAACTTCGATGCTGATGATGGTGGCGATGAGTGGGAAACTTTAGACGTAATTAGTGGCTACTAAATAAGGAATAAAATGGCTGAGAATATGGACATGAACGAAGGCACTAAGTGGGAAGAACCTACTGAGGCTGACAAAGAGTTAGCAGCTTTCGTTGTACAACATTGTGACCGCTGGAGAGACAGTCGTGATGAGAACTACTTAGAAGATTGGAAAGAATACGAGCGTATCTTCCGTGGTGTTTGGTCTGCTGAAGACAAGACTCGTGATTCAGAGCGTAGTCGCCTAATCAGTCCAGCAACTCAGCAAGCAGTAGAAACTCGCCACGCTGAAATCATGGAAGCAATTTTTGGAAATGGTGAGTTCTTTGACATCAAAGACGACATCAAGGACTACAACGGTAATCCGATGGATGTCCAAGCAATGCGTGCATTGTTGATGGAAGACTTAACTACGAACAAGATTCGTAAGTCTGTTGACCAGATTGAACTGATGGCTGAGATTTATGGTACAGGTATCGGTGAGATTATGGTGAAGAATGACATCGAGTACATTCCTTCTACTCAACCAATTCCGGGTTCACAACAAGCCGCTTATGGTGTTACAGAGAAACAATACTTCTGTGTAAAAGTAAACCCAGTTAACCCTAAGAACTTCTTGATTGACCCTAACGCTACTTCGATTGAAGATGCAATGGGTTGTGCGATTGAGAAGTTTGTGTCTATTCACAAAGTTGTTGAAGGTATGGAAAAAGGTATCTATCGTAAGGTAGACATCGGACCTGCTGGCAATGATGACGACTTAGAAGTAACCCAAGAAGTAGTCCAATATCAAGATGACAAGGTTAAGCTCCTTACTTACTACGGATTAGTCCCTAGAGAGTACCTAGAACAGCTTGAGAACGACGGAGAAGAGGTAGTTGACCTATTCCCTGAAGATAGTACCGCAGACAGCTACAGCGACCTCGTAGAGGCTATTGTGGTCATTGCTAATGATGGACTACTCCTCAAGGCTGAGAAGAACCCCTACATGATGAAAGACCGTCCTGTTATCGCTTATCAGGACGACACCGTTCCTAATCGCTTCTGGGGTCGTGGCACAGTAGAAAAAGCATACAATATGCAAAAGGCTATTGATGCACAGCTTCGTAGCCACCTAGACAGCTTGGCATTGACTACAGCTCCAATGATTGCTATGGATGCTACTCGACTGCCGAGGGGTGCTAAATTTGAAGTTAAACCCGGTAAAGCTATCCTTACTAACGGCAACCCTGCCGAGATTATGATGCCTTTCCACTTTGGACAAACATCTCCTGAGTCTGCTGCTACAGCAAGAGACTTTGAGCGTATGTTGTTAATGGCAACTGGTACTTTAGATAGCCAAGGCATGGTTACACAAGCAACTCGTGATTCTTCTGGTGCTGGTATGTCAATGGCTGTGTCTGGAATCATCAAGAAGTACAAGCGCACCTTAACCAACTTCCAAGAAGACTTCATGGTTCCGTTGATTAAGAAAGTAGCTTTCCGCTACATGCAGTTTGACCCTGAGCGTTATCCTTCTGTAGACATGAAGTTCATTCCTACCGCTACTTTGGGTATTATGGCTCGTGAATACGAACAACAACAGCTTATTGGTTTGTTACAGACTCTTGGACCTGATACACCAGTGTTGCCGAT